ATTGTTGTTGAAAAATTGGCATATTGTTCAACTATTAGTTCTGAATATACAGCCACGATAACTCCTGTTTTTCAGTTATTTAGTCTAACTGAATATTTACCCAAATTTTCTGAATGGATTGAATCTAGCAACAAATGTACATTCTTCGTCTGTTGGATAAGTCTTACCGTTAAGTTTCCAACCAAATCTACCTTCGAAACATTTTCCTGGAAAAGTTGCTTTTACTATTCTGATTTCCCAGTACCAACCAGAACGTAGATAATAATAGCCTTCTATCTGTGCTTCACCATCAGTAATGTCAGTTCTACCTTCAATCAATTCGATTGGTTTTTTAGGTACGATTGACATTACTTCTTTACCAAAATTTGATACAGGATTAATCCAAGTTAAAAATAAAAAATCATCAAAAAATGTTTTTGATGGATGTGCTTTATTTCCATATCTACCATATTTTCGATTACCAAACCAAGTTGAGTAACCTTCCCAACCAAAATATAACATGATTGGTACGATAAGAAAACTTATGGTAATCATTGGAATATACGTTAATATCCAAATTAATTCTGATAAAATTATTAATAATAGTTTTTTCATAGTCATTCCCAAACGGCCATTACCCAAGACCCAGCGTTAGCACCGGAGCTAAGTGTGCCTGTTAACCCAGAAAAACCCGGCGTACCGGCTTGCTTACTAGCGCAACTAAAATACTGCGTGGAAGACCCACCAACTACGTTTATACCATCATAGTCTTCTACTACGCCGGAACCCCACGTACACGTTCTTCCTGTGCCACTGTTTACCCAATTAAATTCAGCCACTAGGGCGACCTGATTGCTTGTCGCACCACCAGTAAACGTCCCTGTAGTGCGCCCAATAACATCTTCTGTATATGCAACTGTATTGCTCTGTAGATTTTTAATCAGATAAAACGTTGGCTGAATGCCAGACCTATCCCCAGCGCCTTGGTCAAAAGTAACCGTTATAGAACCACCAGTGTTCAATGTAGCTGCCCACATTTCACAAACATCAATACCTGAGTTGTTGTCGTTTTGCCTAACAATCAGAGACGCGGAAGCACCGCCGAAAGTAGCGGAGTCATAGTAGTTAGAGCTACTACCGTCACGGTACCCGATAATACCAACAAGCAACATGTTGGACTCGTAACTCCCTACATTTAAGGTGCCAGAACTACTTGTTCCAGAAGCAGTCACAGCAACACGTCCTAAATAGTTTGAGGAGGCACCGGCACCCCCACTAAAAAACGGAAAAGGAAATGTCATTGTAATGCTCTAATAACTAATTCACTAGAAGAATCGCATTTTGTAATATACGCGAAAAATATATGCCCAACTGTAGTAGTAAAACTACCCGTAACTTTTGTGAAAGAACTTGTTGTTATAGTATTAGCACCAGAAGCATTTGTGATTTTTATAATCATTGTGCAATCACTACTTGGTGGTGCAAGTGTGTGTGCGCCGGCATTTGAATACTTTTGGAAATTTCCATTGGTAGGGTCTGGTGTAAATGTTCCTGTTGATTTTGTTCCAGCATCATATGTTGTTGCTGTATAACCTTTTGTAAAATTGGATGTGGTATCTGGTTTAACAAAATCTGTTCCTGCAACTGCTGAAGCTATAGCATTTGTACCATTACCTTTCAATAAACTGCCAACAGTTAATGTTTTAAGACCAGTACCACCATTAGCAACATTTAATGCATTTGTTAGTATTACTGTTCCCGTTACAGACAAATCACCACTAATTGTACCGCCTGTATTTGCTAGAGCATTGTTGGCTTTATCGAATGCTGCTTGTGCTAAAACGTTTGCTGAATTAGCTTTATCAAATCCTGCTTGTGCTGTTACGAAAGATGCTTGTGTAAATGTCGTATCTATCGAGACATTAGTGATTGAAGAAACTCTACCATTTGCTTCTAAAACTATAACTGGAATTACACTTGAATTGCCATAGACACCATTAGTAGTTGAAATGTTTGTAACATCTAAATTAGCCTTATCGAAAGCAGAATTTGCTTTATTGTAAGCATTTACAATTGATGTGTTGCTTGATAATGTTGTACCGTCACCAAATGTAATTGTGTTTGATGTACCAAACGAAACGTTACTATCGATTATGGTATTTGCTAATGTTATCAATGCTTGTGTTGCAACAAGCCATTGACCAAACGTATTTGCCGTTGATATATAACTAATTGGTGTTGCCATTATTATCCCTTAATTGAATCATTTCTTTTATTAAATTTTTTATACATTCCATATCTTCTTCAATTTTAGCTAAACGCATTTTTGTTTCTTCACGCTCTCGCTTATCTTGAAGTATTTTTGCTCGTTTAGTGTTAAATTCATCTATTTCCGTTTTATTAGTATTTAACACAGCATTCGTACTTACATCACGAACATATTCACTGTCTTTTATTTTTACCAATTGCATTTTATATTAACTCCGCTAAAGCAATAGCTTTGAAATTACTTATCTTTGGAACAACATTAGGGTCAGTCGAGCGCATTACAATCTTAATGGCAAAATATTTAAATGTTGTAAATCCGTCATAGTTAATTTCATTTGCAGCAACGTTGTTTGTTCCTGGTGCGTAAATGTAGTTCTTTGTATCATTTTCATTCAATGAGTATGAACCAATTCCACCAATTACGGTCATTTTTGTCCACTTTTTGTTTTCAAAAATATCTGCATCATCAGCAGAAAGAACTTTATAGTAAACTTCAAGTTCTGTGTTTCTTGGTTTATATGCGTTGAACATAACACGAAGGTCACCAGCATCAAAACCATCGGCTAATGTAACTTTTCTAGTTATATATTTGGCATCTGCAACACCACCATTTGGTTGTGTTTCACCCAGTATAGAAGCAGTTGCGTTTGTTGTTGCTGTTGAATCGCCACTGATTGTGATGCCTATATCTTCTGTGTAACCAGAACCAGGATTTGTAATGTAAACAGCATCAACAACACCACCAACAACATTTGCAATAGCAGTTGCTTGTGTTGTGTTGCTTCCTGTTATTGTGACCGATACTTGTGCTGCATTTGAATATCCAGCGCCACCATCTAAAATCACAATATCACTGTTTGAAATACCACAATCATCAATGATATTGTTGATTGTAACAAGACGAATTTTCGAAACATCCAAATATGGAGCAACATCTTGATTTGTTGTTGTCATAGTTGCTTCAATCATAAATGATGTGTTGGTATTTGTGATTACTCTTGTGCCTTTACCATCATCAAGTTCAATTGTTTCATCTGTGGAAACGTCTTGATATGTAGCATCAACAGCACCAGTATAATATGTTGCTTTGTATTTGAAGTCAACTTTAGTATTTGCAAATGCTGCTTCTTGAGTTGAAATGAAGAATGCGTTTACATTTACATTGCTCTCAGGTGCAGTTCCTTCAAAGTCAATAACACCTTGAATACCATAATTGTCTAAATCTGTTGGTAAAGATTTGAGACTTAAATTAACTGTTGCTGTGTTAGCATAAGTTGCTTTAGTTAATTCGAAACACAAATCTTCATCTGGGAATGGAGTCCACTCTGAAGAATTTTGCATCTTGTAAAGAACACCAGTATATGGTTGAGAAGAAATAACTCTTTCTGTACCATATAATTTATCACCTATTCTAGACATGTATAGTTCATGCTTAGAAGAAATCGAAGAAATAACAATGGCATATTGTTTACCTGGTTCCAGATAAACTGGTGCATTGAATACTGCTTCTGAAAAGTATGTGTTGCTACTGAATGGGCTTACGTTAGCAGCACCGATAGTTCTCATTGTTTCTTCAGAAACTTCAACAATGTCATTTGGATTCAAATAAGTTGAACCGTTAGGTACAATTGCATCACCAAATTGTCTTGTGAATGGAACACCTTGAGCAGTTGTTGGTCTTATTTGAATGTTTACAGGCACATTCGAATCTTTTTGTTTAAACACAAGTTTAACTGATGTTAAAGAAATACCTTGTGGATAAACTGCATCATCGATGATAAATGTCTGTGCAAATGGGTCAACACCAAATGTACCAGTATTGTTTGTTGGGTTTCCGTTTTCGTCTGGATTTGGTGTAGAAACATCAACACCCACGGAAGAAGTATTTTGTGTGACAATTTTTAATACGTTCTTAATGTATTTTTTGAACGATTTCTTAGAATATTTTCTTCTGTAAGTGTCATCAATTGTAGTATCTTCGACAATACTTGGTACAAGAATTAAACCTGGCAGTGTGCCTTTACTATCTGTAATCAAGTCGCCGATAGTAATCATAGAACGGTCAGAATCCGCAACTGATGTGTTGGAAATTGCTCCAGGAATTACATTGAATGTACCATCAATTGTAATTGTTCTTGTTGATGTATTGTATGAAGTAACATTATATTTGTCACCAGCACCATCACCAGAGATAACTGTTATTGTGGAGATGCTGATATTGCTATTTGCGAATTTACCTGTAACTTGAACAGTATTTGCAGTAGCAACATTGACAGCAGAAAATCCTGGTGTATAAGAAATAATCTTATTGTTGGCTAATCCACTTTCGTTTGAAACCAAGAAAGTTGTATTGCCACTTATGATAACTCTTTCTGTGTCTCTGTTGTTATAGAGAACATCATCACCAGATTGATTTACGTAAACATGAACGTTTGCTGTATTACTATTAACAATTTCAATATAATCAATCTTACCTTTTGCTGTTATCTTGCCAGTTGAAACATCAACAATTTTAAATTTTTCACCATTTTGGAACAAATCTCTCCACAATTTAATATTGTTTGCAGTTGAGTATTCAACAGTAATAACATCTGGTTTTAAAATATAATTTGTTATTTCATCATCATTCAGATAAACTTTTGATGTTGCGTTTGGTTTTAAACCTTTTGCTCTGAAATAAACATTCTTTTTCTTTGTTTTAAAATCTACGTTTAATGGTAAATTATTAGAAACATCTTTATCGATATTTTTCTTTAAATTATCAACTTGTGATTCATATGATTGTTGGAAAGTCAACGCATCAAACAGTTTGTTTTGTGTATCAACTTGTTCATTGACAAATTGACTATACTTAATTTTTTTGTTGTTTAACCATTTCCACCAATTGTATTGTCTACCATAACACTTAAATTTTGTTTTGTGAATTTTTTGAAGATTATCAATTCTTCTCAAATCCAAATATTTTTGTGTACATGCTAACCAAACATCATTAATGTTGTTTTGGTTATCGACAATTTCAGGAGGTTGTTCTGTGTCTGGATAATCAGAGTTGACAGAACTTACATCTGTTGTTCCAACAATATCTTGTGTGTTGAATGGGTTGATGCTTAACACAAAAGATGCTTTTGGTTGTTGTATAAATGTGTTTTGTGTGAATGATGGTGTAATTACCAATGTATTTGCTGAATAATTAGAACCACCAGAAATCTCAAAGTTAAACTGATTTGTGTCGAAAGATGGTCGAACTTCTTTCTTATCCAAATCGATAGATGCATTATAATCTTCATTTGATACATCGGCTGAACGATGTGTATCAAATGGATCAACTACAATACCATTTTTAACTCTTGGTAAACCAGTTTCATCATCAAAGAACTGTTCTGCTGTGGCAGCTTTTTCAAGTTCATTCAATGTGCTGAAATATTCAAGATTTTGGACTCTCTGTTCAATCTTACCAATATCTCTCATTGTATAACGTTTGTTTTCAACAAATCGAGCAACAATCTTTTCGACTTCGCCTGTATATGCTGGTAAAACAAGTGTGTAAATTGTCATTGCATCATCGCGGTCTTTTGGTGGCAGCGGACGCAATGATGGTACACCTCTAACAATTTCGAATGTTCTATTTTTAGTAACTACAAGTTTATCAATTCTACCAAGGTAGTAAGAAAAATCTGTTTCAAATGGCTGACCAGTGATGCCTAAAATATTCTCAGCATAAGAACCATTAACACCAGCCAAACCATCTGATTTTTTTGGTCTAAAATCGATAACATCCGTTAGATTATATGAAACGCCTGTTGTTGGTGAAACATATGTCGGTATATCAACATAATCATCTGATGTATATGAATCTACGGAGAAGAATGAACCGCCAGCAGAATGTAGATAGTAATCAGCATAAATTACAACATTTCCTGTTGGACCAGAAAAACCTGGTCTCAAAGAAACGCTTGCGTGTTCATAAGAATTATCTGTTTGACCATCATTGAAATCATAATTGTTTGTGATATCTGTAGCGTTTGCAATGTTAGCAGTTGCTGCTGGATGAACACCAAAATCAAGTATTTTTGATATCTTAATTACATCAGCAACATATAGTGATTGTGTTGTATTTGATGTTTTTAAGTTTATTGTGTTTGCTTTATCAATAGTTAATTGAACACCAGCTTGATCTGCTTGATTGACAACTAATGTATATCCTGTTGCAACTGTTTCGGTACTTGTTGTGCTTACTGTTGTGGTGTTAGCAACTTTTTTTGTTTTTGTTTTTCTTAAATTGTTTGCAGTATCAACATCAATTTTTGCTAAAACTTTAATGTCATCAGACAAACCAGAATTAACTGTGACTGTGTTACCACTAACTGTTACTGTGTTTCCAGTAACATGGAAATTAATTAAACCACTTGAATGCATAACAATAAAGTTATCCATAGCAGTATCGCCACTATAAGTACCATTTCCTAAAAGTGGTGTATAGCCAGATGATGTATAATCAACACCAGTACCAATTGTAGTGTTGTAAGATTTGACAGCAACAAAATTTGAATTTGTCAGAGAATCTTTTACAATTGATGAATATGGGAATAAAAATACCAATGGTTGTTTGTCTGTTTGTGTTACAAATGCACTTTCATAAGTATCAACCAAACTGGATTTTTTGCTTGTTGATGCAACATCCATTTTTGTTGCTGTTGCAGAAATTTCGAAAGATTCAGCATCAGCAAATTCGTAATCTAAAGAATACTGTGTGTTTGCATCTGGAGATGTGTAAATCCAGTTACTGTCAACTGTGGCTGTTTTTGTAACACCATTATAAGAAGTTATTAGCTTACTTTCTGTTTGTGCAACACCATTTCTATTTGTAATTCTTAGTTTTACGCCTTTGTAAGCATCATTTGCTGAAGAATATAAGCTACCAAAAACAATAGTGTTTGCAGAACCACCTGAGGCGTTACCTGTATTGTTACCAATATTTGTATCGAAGATGTATGCTCTATATGTTGCACCATCTGTGCTTGTAGCATTAGCGCCAGAAACGTAATCCAATGCTCTAACTCTTAATGTTCCAATTTGAGTGTTTGCACGAACAGCAGAAGAGGTTGTGTTCAATGAAGCAACATTTACACAATGAACATTTAAAGTTGTTAGTGTAGTTATGTCGATTGGTGCTAAAACATTTGCTGTAACTTTTGTAACATCGACATAATTTTCATAATCCATTGTTAGATTATAACTTGTTACATTAGAAAAATCTCTGGCTCTTTCTGAAATTAAAACTGTAGGTGATATAGTTTCAAATTCATATCCTTTAACATATGCTTTACCTGGGCTTACAATGATATTGTAAGCGTTTGAGAATCCATTACCGCTGTTTGCAACAGTATCGTCAGCGAATTTGATAGTAAATGGTCTAACTGTGTAATCACCAGATTCATCGTATGTTCTTCTCGCTAGAGTATCTTCAAGAATTGAGTATTGTGGGTATACTACTTTTTGTTTTACAACACCATCTTCAATTCTAATTAATTCGATAAATTTAGAATCATCTTCTGATGAAAGACTTCTTTTGGATAAAGTTAATGTTATTTGAAGTCTATTTGCACCTGGTGCTTGATAATTTGAAGCGTCTAACGCTGGGTCTAAAAGAGAAGTGTCATCATTTTCTGTATAGATTGAATCATCAACTTGCAAACCAACTCTATATGATGGAGTTGTGCTATACGCTTCTAAAATTAAAGATTGTCTATTTACTTTTACAAAAAAACCATCTATGAAAAATACACCATCTTCTATGCTTATCACAGAAGAACTTCCAGTTGATGATGTTGATGCTGTTGCAAAATAAGTTGCAGATTCATCTTCAATATTATCACTATCTGCAAATTTGTTGGCAGTCAAATATTTAACTATTAGTGTTTTTGGATTTACACCATCAGTATCTTGAGCAGCAATAACATATGCTCTGATATCTGTAGAACCAGTTTTTAATATTGTCTTTCCAACAAAATTATCAACATTAACTGCATTAGAATTTAAATCTGCATCATTAATTTTAAGGTAAAAAACTTCTGTATTTTCATACAAAGTTTGACCACCAAGAACCATACTTCCATTTTTGAATATGTGCTTACCAAATTTATCAATTTGGTTTTGAAGTATAGTTTGTAATTGTGTTAATTCTCTAGCTTGAACGGCATATCCTGGTTTGAAAAGAATTCGATGATATCCTTTATCTTCATCAAAATCATCGAAATAAGGATTTACGTTATAGTTTTGTGTTATTGCCATTTAAACCTCTAAAATTTTATAACAAATTTAATATTTTCTGCTTGACCGTCTGCTCTTTGTACTGCTGTAACATTTTGAACGTATAAAATGTCACCTGTATATGGTTCAAATTCTGGATTTTTCATCGAAACAACAGTTCTTGATGTTGATGATGTATTACCTTTTAATGTTCCACCAATTGTTACCGAACCTTTTACGTTAGTTAATCTAATAACATTGTTTCCTTGTGCATGTAATCTACCAGAAAAAGTAGAACCTGCAACAGAAACACCTTGATAAACAATTTCACCTAATGTGTAATCAGCACCAGCAGTAACAGTAATATCGTTTGTTTGTGAAATTACAGTATTTGCATTAGCTAATGAAACATATGTAGATTCATTATATTTATGCGGTGCAGATAGAAGACCATATTGTCTAAATGATGTATTTGAAGAAATTAATCCATTTTCTGTTGAATCGATTTCACCAATTTTCATAGAGACCATAACGTTTTTAGCGAACAACTCTCTTGCTGGATTAAATCCATGCCCATATTTTGGACTCAACACTGCTCTGGCTATAGCATTGTTGCCTGTACCATAAACGAAAACGTTTGCTCTAGAATAACCTGTGCCGATACTTGTAACTTCAATTTTTTGTATTGTGTCGTTTGCTAAAACTGCTCTAGCTACAATATCATCATTTCCATCACCGTCAACATAAACTCTAGTTTTCAATGAAATTTCATTGTTTGAACCACCGCCAGTTGAAATAGTTGAACTTGATAGAACTATCGTATTGGATAATAAACTTAAACTTGTAATATATGTACCAGACAAAATACCATTTCCACTAACAGACATATTAGCCGAAACGTTTGACATATTCGATAGTGTTAATGTTGTAACACCAGAAGAAAATGCTGTAGCAACAACATTTGTCTCATAATAATTAGAACCACTATTTGCGACAACAATATGTGCTAAAGCACCATCAACTAAATTGTCAGATGATAATGTAAATTCTTTTTCTGCAATACTTGTTGGTGTTGGTATCCAATCGCCGGTGAAAAATTTATTGGAATCTCTCACATTAAACATGTACTTCCAAAGATATCCATCGGAAGTTGATATAAATCCGTTCGATGTTGTATAAGTTCCTGTTGGTTCTATAGTTGAATTTGATGATATATTATTAGACAAACATTTATAAACATTATTTTCTGACGTTATAACGTAGAATGGTTTTAAATTTTGTGTTGTGTTTCCAGTTAATAAATCAGACAATAAAATAGTGTCATCAAATTCGATGTATTTGGTATTACCTGTCCAGTTTACTTTTGGTATCACTAACTGAACATCGTTACCTGTCACTCTTTTACCAGCATACATGTTGTCCCAAATTGTTTTCTCATCGGATAAATTATCTAAAATAGAATCTGGAGTATTTTCATCGACATATTCGTTAGAATTTCCAACAAAAATATATTTAATTACGCTATGATCTGTCGAAGAAAAATCTTCATGAAAACGATATGCTGTATCGTAAGATAATTTTAGAGATGTGTAAGTATTAGCCATGTTTTATTTATGATACAATTTTTAAAGATTCATTGTTTGAACTAATTGTAAATGGAGAAGTTACAGTAAATTCTGTGTTACTTATAACAGTATTAATAACTCTAACTTCACTGTTTATTGCAATTGTGTTTCCACTTGTTATCAAGCTAGAAACAGCTAAAAATTTAGTATTTGTTCCTGTCACATATATTGAACTATTAACATTTACATAACCAGAAGTTGTTTTTTCTACAGCCAATGACTCTGTAGAAACTGATGTTGATGTGATTTCTTGTTCAATATGATATTCAGCAAATCTGTTAAATCCTGCTGGATGCACTAATTCTTTAAATATGTTTTTATATTTGTTAAATTCAATTTTAGAAGATAAAACATAAGAATAATTGACGTAATAATCTCTACCCTGCAATCTTCTATCATCTGAAGAAATAATACTATCGCTTGTTGTCCAGCGACCAGGGAAAGTAACATAAGAATTTTGTATTTGTGCATTAGCTAATGCTTGACCGTTTCCAGATTTTGTTAAGTCTATCTCTGGTGTTAAAACATACTCTAGACCTGGGTCTAGAATTTTAATTGATTGTATTTGCCCAGGATTTGTATTTTGCAACACACCCTGAAGAATTTCACCATCACCCATTAAACAATTTACAGATAAATTAGCATTTGAACCATTTGCAGTGTTTACAGTAATTGTTGGGAAATAATCTTTGCTGTAACCAAGACCACCATTAAGTATTTCTATTTTTACAATTTCACCAGTGGTAGAATTAACTGATGAAATGTAAGCGTTTGCTCCACGACCTTGATAATCACCTAGTTGATTGGTGAAAATTAAATATTCACCATTAGCATAATTTGTACCGCCAGAATTTATGTCTATTCTACCTATGATACCAAGACTATCCAATCGAACGGCATTGTTTACTGTTGGTGGTATAATGTTAAAACCAGGATTTGTTGTTAATGTGGACGAATTAACTAATACAGCAGTCGCAGGTCCTAACGTGTTCAATGTTGTGTTGGCTAATGCTTCAATCAACACTGTATTTGCATTTGTACTAGGAAATGTAAATCCATAATCAGCAACGTTTAAAACAACACTTGAAAATGGTTCTATAGTTTCTGTAAAAAACGTAACAACATTTGGTGATACTGTCCCTGTAGCATCTACAGTTTGCACGATTGCGTCAAATGCTGTATTTGAAATGTCAATAGCTTCTACAATATTGTTTGCTTGAAAACCTGCTCCACCAAAAACAACAGAAACGTCTTCGATTGCGCCGCTTGAAACATCGCTAACAACAGCAATCGCGCTTCTTGTTGCTGGACCTCTAACAATTACAGGGTCACCAACATTATAGTTTGCACCACCATCGATAACTGTAATTGTTTTTAAGTCTGATAATGTTTGAAATTGTACTGTAATTGTGTTATGATAATTATCAATAAAATCAGTATTAACTTTTTCAGCATTAATAAAACTACCAGATAATGTTTTTTTATTAATGCTTAGTTCGATATAATTTTGACCGAATAAATTTTTAGTATTGATTCTTTCGATTATAGCAGTTGCACCACTTTGTTGCCCAGTAATTTTTCTATTTTGTATTTGTGTTTGGTTAAAATTGTTATATGCAACTATGATTTCATCATTCAAAGATGGCGCAACATCAAAAATTAATTTATTTAATTCTTTTATTACAATAAAACCAGATGTTTGTTCAACACCATTTATATAAATTTTACCGTTAAATGTAGTATCAGATGTTACGGAGCATTTACAAGATGCAATTCTAAATTGTTTAGTTACACCATCACCACAATGCAGTGTTGTTATGATCATACTGATTCTTAATGAATTTTCGACTAACCACTTTCCGTCTGATGATCTAAGAATTTTATCTTTTGGATAACTTACTGTTACTTCTTCACCAAAAAGAAGTCTGAACAATAATTTAAATGATGATTCTGAACCTTTTGATAGATAAAAAGGTAAAATATTTTTAATTAAAAATTCTTTAGTTACAGCAGTATCTTTTGATATAAGTGATGCAAATGTATTAAAAAATTGAGTTTCAAAAGCATCGATGGAATAATCAACATCGGAAAGATATCTCAAATCTTTTGATGTTTTTATTAAATCGTTTAACTGTGTTCCTTGTTTTGTTTCCAAAAATTCATAATATGCTTCTAGAAAAGCAATAAATTTTGGATGTTCTTCACGAACAAATTCAGGAACTTGACGATTAATGAGTAAAGATGTTTTTTTGTCTAACATTAAATTTTATCTGTGGTAACAAGTATTGAAGATGGGTCTGTATCATCTATAGTTATAATTGTATTTTTAACAGATTCTATAATTGCAGCATCAACTTCAACGTCAACTCTAATTTGACCATCTGAAGATGAAACAGATTCAATTTTAATATCGTTTAATTGAACTAAACCTGTTTCATAGTTTACAGAACCAACATCACTATCAACAATTTTTCTTTCAGCATTAGAATCAAAATAAACTGTTCTTAATGTACCGACTTTATAATCAACATCAACAACAGCAGTAGCATCTTGACCACCACCGCCAGTAATTGATGCAATAGCTCTAGAATAGTCTATGCCACGCTTTGTTATGTTTATAGATTGTATTTTACCATTTACAACTACTGCCTCAGCTTCTGCACCAGCACCGTCACCAGTAATAGTTACGGTTGGAACTGAAGTATATCCGTAACCAGGATTAGTAACTGATATCTTTGAAATACCAGTAAATGATTGTGGAATTTCTTCGATGATAACATTTCTTAAAACATTTGCACCGTCATAAACAGAAAATTCTGTAGATTTCAATTTGTTTGTATAAGTACCTCTGTTTAAAGGAACATTATACTTTAACAAATAACTAGAAGTTTGACCTAAACTTGGAGTAAATCTTTTCTGTGCGCGAACTGTTAATTCATTACCTATGATAGATGTATCAGAATCATCGATTGCTTTTTCCAACTTTGAATCTATTAACTGAGAAGAAAATTTATTCAAATATGTATTTCTGTACAACAATACAGAATTTTTTATTGCTTGCTTAATTTGTTCTTCCGTAAGAATTGTTTTCTTAGAATCATATCTAGATTCTATATCAAGAAGAAGGTAAACATATTCTGGGTCTCTAATTTCTGCACTAACTGATACAATAAGTTTTGGTGCAATAATTTCATCAATAATTCTTTGTTTTTCTGTTTCTGATAAGTAGTATCCAGTTTTTGGTTTTAATGAGATGAAAACTTTACCATAAACTTTAGGGTCTTCATCTTCACCACCCCAAATAGAAACAGAATCTATCGAAGGATATTCTTTTTTAATAAAAGATTCATAATCTTTCAACGTGACAAGTCTATTTTGTGTTGTGTATTGTGCAGAAGCACTAAATTTTATTTCATCGACTGTTTCTCTGTCTGAGCCACCAGAAGCTGCTGAAATTGGTGTTATTACAAAATTGGTCAACGATTCTGACAATGTATCTGTTAACGATGCAGCAGCAACAAAATTGTTTGCTTTGTTTGCTAGATTACCATTTGTTATCAAATAAGTTACTGATACAACACTACCGTCTGCCAAACTTTTGCCAACCACATCATTTCCAAAATAAATTTGATATTGACCACCTCGACCTTCTTGTAAGAAGAAAACTTCTGATGTAGCGTCTATATCTAATATTTCAGTCACTCTATTATACACTGTTGTCTCTGTGCTTGATGAGTTAGGTCTGATAATTACTTTAATTGTATCAATATCAATGTTTGCATCAGGTAATACAAAAAGTTGTTTTGGATTTGTTGCTTTATCGTAGTTGAAAGTATATGTTGCTAGTTGACCTTCATAAATCTGTAAATTTTCAAAATAATAACTTGTGTTTGCTTTTGTTGCTGTCACTGGTTCCAAAACAACAAAATTGTAAGATTTGCCGTCTATCTGATTTGATAGAAAAGGAAAAGCTGACGGTATTGTTACTGTTGCAGAATTATTGGAAGAAGATTTTACTTCTAAATCGATTATGGCAACTGGCGCAGTTTTTGAATATGGAGTATAACCTAATGTTTTAGCATGAGAAACAACAGAGTCTCTTAATAAAGCAGTATCTAAAAATGCTTCATTAGCAACCATATTTAAGTAATATGCTTGATAGTGTGTGTTATAAGCAAGTATATCGAGAAGTATATTTAAACCAGAACCTTCAAAATCATAATCCGTAAATTCAGATTGTTGATTTAAAAACGCTTTTAAATTATTCTTGATTGTGTCAAAATCAAGGTCTGTTACCTTTAAACGATCTGCCATTTGAATTATATCCTTGTTTTACATTTATCAAAATGCCATCTCATCATAGCATTTACACCGCCGAATTTATTACAGTGTGGGCATGAAACAATCTTTCGTTTTTTACCCCTGTTTGCAGCAGATATTTTTTCAGTTTGTTGTTTTGGTTGTTTATAACCGATCCAATAATTACTTTGTTTTTGTTTTGATTCTTCACTTCTTTTTCTACCTGTTAAACTTTTTTTTATTTTTTCTATTTCTTCAATACTTTTTGGCTTACCTAATCTATTTTTATTTCCTTTTATGATCTTAATGACTTTTTCTTTTTTATATTCGTCTGTAGACCAATGTCCAAAATGTTTCTTTTGTAAATTGTAATATTTTTTACCTAATTCTTCATCTTTTATCATCGATAACAATTTATGTTCTTCGTTCAAAAGTTCTTTTCTATTAGAATAAATTTGTTTAATTATTCTTCGTTTAAAATCTTGTGGTCTTCTTCTGTAAGCATCCCGCATTCTATTTGAAGAACATATATATCCATCTGTTTCTGTTCCCCAATGACAACCTATATAAAACATTTTTCGCTTTTTATCATACCAAATGTAAACAAATCCATATTTTTCCATAAATTACTCCTAACACATTTCTAGAAGTATTTATAAAAAACCGAGTGTTTCATCTTATTCTTTCCAAGAAGAAATTAATTGTAACTGGATTTGTACTGTTGATTATGAAAAATTCTAAAGTCATTTTATAACCATTTTCATCAGGAGAAGGTGTTGCTGTAACTTTTGATATTTGCGCTCTTGGCTCAAAGTTGTTTATAGTTTCAGCAATTTCTCTTTCTATTTGAGCAGCACTAATAGAATCAACTTGTTCAAACAAAAGTCTTCTAATATTAGAACCTATTTCAGGTCTAAAAGGTCTTTCATAATGGTTAGTTAAAACCAAATTCTTAATAGAGTTTATAATAGCATATTCATTTTTAAAAACACTTACATCCTTTCGAATAGGATGTGCTGTGAAATTTAAATCTAAATCTTTAAAAACTCTAGATGTTTCTATATCTACTGTAGCCATCTTTTATTTATTCGTGTTAAAAAACAATTTATGAATTACCAATATGTAAATTTAACTCTACCCCCGCCCCCAGCGCCAGAGTTTGCAGTTTCAGCAGAACCGCCGCCACCACCAGGAACAGAACCTGCTTGAGGTGTGTTCGAATTGACAGCAGCTTTTCCACCAGCGCCGCCAAATACAGATGTTCCTCCATTAGTAGCAGCACCACCAGTGGCTCCACCTCCACCCCCACCCCCATAAAATGAATTGCCGGCGATTAAAGTTTCTGCGCCACCGCCACCGCCACCATAATATGATGAACCTCCGGCAGTAACAGTTGTTTCTAAAGCACCAGCACCACCAGAAAAGCCCCCGGCGCCCCCGGCAGTTCCAGCAGTTCCAACTGTACCTGCTCCTCCCGCTGACAATGCACCACCACCACCTCCGCCGCCTGGGTCACCTGAACCAGCGGCGCCACCGCCGCCGCCATATGCATATATTGTAATATTTCCACCGCCAGCAAAAGAATTTAATGTTACAGAACTAGCTCCACCATTGCCGCCAGCAGTGTTGTTCACTGTCGCAGAAGTACCACCAGAACCAACAGTATAAGTTACATCACCTTGTAAATCTGAAAATTTAGCTAATAAGAAATTGTATCCTCCACCACCGCCACCACCAGAACCGTTACCACTGCCTGCGCGTCCTCCTGCACCACCGCCGCCCCACAATTCAATCAAAACCCAATTCACATTTGTTGGTTTAGTCCAAGTGTTAGCAGTACCAGTGTCATAAGTTTCTGTTGTTGGATTTTTTGCTGCAATTAATATTGAACCTGGTCCGTTTGTAATATCAATTCCAACATTTGCTGTTATTGTATTCTTAGTCAAAGAATTATTATCGCTATTACCAATTAATATTTGACCATTTGTATATGTGTTTTGCCCAGTACCACCGCTAGTGACTGCTATAGCAACATTCGATGTTATGGTGTTTGATATTATGTTATTCGATTGTATCTCAGCAAAAGAAATTCCAACGTTTGCATTACCTATAACACTTAGATTTCCAGTTACAATAATTTCACCAACAGTGATACTATTATTTGTTGTATTACCGTTTGTGGTAACTCTATCTAAATCAGTATCAAAACGCAAATCACGAAAATTCTCATCCATTTCTGGATAAGTTAATGCGCTTCCTTTACCTTCTCTTGTTGTAATTGTCATTCTATGCCTTCTGTTCCTTCGTAATAATATACTCCAACATAACTTTCTGATTTTACTTTATCATCAAAAGGATATAAAGTTACATCAACATATCTTTCTTCACCAGGATTATCTGCTATATATTCTTTCGAAACATAATTGAATAAATCTTTTTCATCTTCTGTTAATTCTTCAGTAAAAACATAACAAGCATCTATCAGTTCTTGTTTTTTTATTGGGTCTGTTTCTTGTGCTATTCGACTTAGCAACAACGCATAATCTGGTTTAGCCATTTGCAAACACGTTTGTAGAACCTGTTGCTGCCACACTTGGTGTCCAAGAAGCATGTCCACTTGTGTCATCACTTTTTCTGTGTACAGCAACACCATTTATGAAAACGTTTGGAGAACCATTAACAGCAACATCACCACAACTTGTGGAGTCACCTACTCTAACTGCTTTTGAGCTATTAACAAAAACGTTTGGAGAACCAACAGCATATGGCGTTTGGTGAAATGGATTTTTTGTTGGTGATGCATGACCAACATGTTTATCTTTACTTACTCTAACTATTCCTGGCATTATGGGTTCAAATCTATTCTAGGTGCAACAAATTTCATATTTCCACCAGATTCAACTGTACATTTTCCATCAACTTTCATATCAAAATCACCTTGAACGTATAATTCAGCATCACCTTGTATAGTTACATAGCACTTGCCCATAATATAAACATGATTGTCTTTCATAACTATAGTATAATTATCTTTTGTAATTTTTTCTACTTTGTCACCATCTGGATACATTTCAGTAAATGTTCCTGAACGATGTGCTATCTGTATTCTTTCTTTGCCTGGTGTATCATCAAATTCCATGATATGACCAGACTCTGTTTCTTTTACATCATTATATGGATAAACAGTTCCATATTTTGTTTCTGGTTCACTCCAAGTAGAATTTACAGTTTTAACATCCTTAACGACATTATCTTTTCTTTCTTTGATGAAAGTTTTGTCGATTGAATCTGCATCATTTCTAGCTAATCTAGAAGTTGATGGTTCATCTATAATTTTAGGATATCTATCTGCTTTGTCTTTTTCGACAATTTCAATACCTGTACCATCAGTGTTATATGTCTTGCTTTGTGGCTCTCTTGGTGCATTTGCTAATTCAGCATCAGTTCTGGGGTCATTGAATGCTTGTTGTGGATTTGATTCTTTTAATGATAATCCAGGAAACGAACCAAGATATACTGGGTCTTGTGCAATTTCACCATCAGTGAAAAAACCAAATACCATATCACCTTCATTTGGTGTATATGCATTGGAATTATTTGGTGGTAAAACTGGCATCGCCCATGGCAATGCTTCTGTTGGTAATTGCATTTTATTTTCAGAATGCCAACCAACACATCTAATTCTAACTCGCCCCATTTTTAAGGGGTCTTTTCTGTCCTCTACTGTACCAATCCACCAAACAAATCCATTTTTTCCAGCAAAATCTTTTTTTGTATTTTCTTGAGTATCCATTTACCAAGTTCCCAATTCATAATTTTGCTGAACACTACTTGTTGGTATGAATTCATTTTTAGAAGATGTAGAAGCAACTTCAATAATAGTTTCGTGTTTATCGAAACCAATTACATGTCTAGAAGCTACAATTAAATATTTTCCCGATAAACTTAAATCGCTGTTATCTTCACCTATACTTTTTATACCTTGATTAGGAACATCAACATTGACATTAAAACCGGATGTTAATTGAAAATTCCCTGGCATAACAGCTTTTATTCTTTTTATCATCAAATTATTTAGAATTGCATTTCTATGAAAAATTATTACATCTAAAGGGTCAATTTTTGATAATGATGTTGGGTCTGCATTTTTTATATAATTGCTAAATTGTTTTGCGCCGCCAAAAACACTAACAGATTTTTTAGAGTCGAATGCTTGAGTTATTGATTTTCCTGTTTTATCAAATATTTCAGAAAAGTTTGGTGTTTCGTTTGCATGTTTCATGCCAGAATAAACATCACCAAAAGTTATGTTCTTTCTAGCTATTGTTTTTGTTATTGGATCAAAACCTTGGAAATTACCAGCATTAACACCTGTTATTGTTTTTAAATAATTATCGTTTTGAGATACAACTTCAAACGCTCTTGCGCTATTCATTTCTAAAAATGGATTGGTTTCTTTTAAATTTTTTGGAATAAATTTAATATCCAACATTTCTGGTAATGTTAATAGTGTCGATAACGTGACAAAATTAAAACCTGTTCTATTTTCAAAAAACATATAATTTGGAGATTGATTAACATCAACCGATCTTTTTGCACACCATTCGATTGCTTGTAAAGGTGATAAATTAGGTATTACATATTGTCTAATACCATAAGTCTGTTCATATATTCCACCTATACTGGTTGGTGAAACTTTTAAATAATCTTGTAAAATTATTTTAATAGCATCAGAATATGTTCCACTGAAAGATTGATTAATTTTCAATTGACTTGAATACACAAACTCATCAGAAGCAAAATGTAAAATAAATGTTTCTGAGTTTGTACCATCTTTTTTTCTGTCTGATTGTTTATAAATTCTAAATGCTTTTTTATAATTTCCAATTTCAGAGTTTTCGTCTTTCGAAATGTCAATTAATAAAACTTCAGAACCATCGAACAACAATCTACCAGAAAGACCAGCCGAATCTTTTATCAAAATTTTACCATTCACAACTGGTGTAAAAATAGAATCATATAAATTTAATTCTTTAAATATACTTTTAATATCTATTTTACCTGCCTTTGTCACAATATCAAGAGAATTTATCTTGAATTGTGTTGACTTGTTTACTGAAATATTACTCATAATTTAATTATTCTTCTAAACTCTTGTTCAACTTGTTGGATAAATTCTGGTTTTAATAGATTAATTTGTCTTTTTTCTTCATTCAATTCATTCTCATAATCATAATAAGTTTTTGTTTCTTTTGTTATTGTTTCGGTTATCGTAGAACCGTCTTGTAAAACATAATTGGTTGATGAAGCAGCTACATTTGCGTATGTATTGGCATCAACTTGTATTTTTTCTATAATAGAGTCATCTTCAGAAGTTCTAGTTATTACTTTATAATATGAGTGTATATTATTTGTACTCATAGCCCAAGCAAGACCAGTTTGATTTGGTGTGTTTGCTGCACCATTAGCAGAATACTTATTATCTACAAATTCAATAAAGGTTCTGTGTTGTAATGGCCAGTCATATTCTGGATCGATAATATCATTGAACAATAAAACTATCCAATGTCTTTCTGGATTTTGATAATATTTTGATGCTATAATTTCAGGTGTATCACCGTCTTTTATTGAATATTTGTAAAAAGCTAAAGAATTTTCTTTTAATTTTCGTTCAAAACCAAATCTAGCTATTATGTTTGTAACAACATCAAGATTGTTTGTGTTTGTGTTTGCTGAATAAAGTGTTTTTGGGAAATAATTAAAAAATTTAGCCATAATTAAGATACCATACCATTTAATTCGTTTTTATTTTTATAATCTGTTTTTGTCAAGAATGTTATTTCTTGGAATTGCAATGTAAGCTGGATAGCTACAGGCATACCTGTTCTTCCCAACGAAGGTTGATTTTCACCAGGAACTTCATAAGCAGAAAAACCATTTGGTGCATAGTTTACGTCCATCGAAACTAAAACACAAGTTGCAATAGGTGGAATGTTTGGGTTTTGAGCGCCAGCATAATAAAATTTAATATCAAATTCAGAGGGTGGCACTAAAAATCCTGGTGTATTTTGTGCTATTTCTGGTGCTTGATGAAATTTTAATCTCTCAATAATTCTTTGAACTTCTATTGCTTCTCTTTCATCGCGTGGATAAAACATAAAATCAAATTGAAATGTTCTAAAGTTTGGTGATTTGTAAATTAATTCCAACATTGGATTTTGAACTAATCCAGTAAATGCTGTAAAAGCAATTTGACCAGATTGGGGAGAACGTAAATCAGAACCGGCAGCAGAAGTGACTGCTTGTGTTGAATATGGTCCAGCATTGTTCTTTATGCTGGCTTGTACTTTTTCCGAAGCGCCGACGACACCTTCTCCAGCCTGAAACGCATCAAGTATTGGTTTTCCAACAGCAGCATATGCTTGACCAGCGAATTCGCTACCAGGATTTAACTGGTCATACGATTGTTGGTGTGAATAGTTTAAAGTATCAGGCATATATAATGCTATTGCATCTGTTGTTAATGCAGTTTTTCTTAATAAATTTGTACTACCACCAGTAATCTTTTTTATATTAACATCAAATTGCTTTTTTGTTTCTTCAGCAGAACCTGGAAATGTTATGTTTTTTTGTCCAAATAAATTATTGATGCCGTTCACAACGCCACCAGAAACACTACCTATAGCAGAAGTAATGTTGTCTAAAGCAACACCAGTTGCTGAACTTATTGATGAAAGTCCACTATTGATTTTATTTAACACATCACCACCAAATTGAGATTGTGCTTGTGTTTTTGATGCAACATCTAAAGAAGCATTTAACTTGGCTTTTGCTGCATTTTGAGCCTGATTTAATACTTCACTAAATTGTGATTCGTTAATTGTTTCTGTGCCAGACGAAAAACTTGTTTTTTGTTGTTGTCTGATATAGATAACTAAGTAATGTCCTTTGTCGGAATTACCAATATCTAAAGGATAGCGATATGTATTTTTCTCGAATGGTGTTTTCTCTAAAACACCAAGAGGCGAACCTTCAACGTTATTATTAACATTGAAATTTATGTCTGAAAAATTGAATAGACCCATTTTTTTACCAATTAATTGTTTAGCTGAATAATATTTATGTCGTATAAAGGATGGTTTAAACCACAAAACCCAAAAAAGTACAAAGGTAATCCAGAAAACATAATTTATCGTTCCAACTGGGAACTTAGAGTTATGAAGTGGTTGGATTTGAATAATAATGTTCTTTGGTGGTCTTCTGAAGAATTAGCTATACCTTATATGTCTCCAGTAGATCAGAAAAGGCATCGTTATTTTCCAGACTTTATTGCCAGAATAAAAAACAAAACTGGGCAAGAAACAACTTATATGATTGAAGTCAAACCACATAAACAGACGCAACAACCAACACAAAAAAGAAAGACAAAACGTTTTATCGAAGAATCTGTTACCTACGCAATCAATCAAGAAAAATGGAGAGCAGCAGATATTTTCTGTCAGGAACATGGTTGGACATTTATGATTTTGACTGAAAAAGAGTTAGGAATTTGAGATAAATAATATTCATGGCACAAACACTATTACAAAGAATAAAAGAATCTTTAGCTAAAGAGGGTATCAACCCAAGAACAGCTAAAGCTAGAGACTGGCTTAGAAATAAGATAAAGAGTTTAAACCCAACAGCAAAGATTTTATTTCAAGACACAAGAAAAACAAAAAATAATACGATACTAGGTAAAATGTATTTTTATTATTATGACCCAAAAACTAAAGATAAACTTTCGTTTTATGATAAATTTCCATTGGTAATACCAATCGAACAATATAGCGATGGTTTTCTTGGATTGAATCTACATTACATACATCCTAGAGAAAGAATTATTTTGTTGGATAAATTAAGCGAAACTCTAAACAACAGCAGATATGACGAAAAAACAAAATTTAGAATTTCATATGAATATTTGAAAGCTGCTAAAAAAATGTATGAAGCAAAACCATGTTTGAAAAGATATTTGTTTGCAAATATACAATCGAAATTTTTAGAAATATCTGCTGATGAATGGGATATTGCTGTATTACTGCCTGTTGAGAATTTTGTAGGCGCATCGAAAACAAAAGTATTCTTAGAATCAAGAGAGAAATTTTAAATGTCATTTTCACCAAATTTATTTTTATCTAATGTAAAAGGTAAAAACGGTTTAGCCAAACCATCACGATTTGAAGTTATACTTCCTGTCCCACCTTACATCAGTCAATATGTTGGAAATTCTGTAATCGAAAAAATATTAAATCTTCCAAATTCTGTTTTTAATGATGTAAGTGAAGCTATTAATTCTGCCACTGGAAGAACAAACCAAAACGATGGATTTTCAAATTCTGGAAACGCGTCATTAACAAGATATTTGGCACTTCAATGTGAAAGTGCTGAGTTACCTGGTAAAACTTTAGCGACAGCAGATGTTAAAATATATGGACCAACATTTAAAGTTCCATATCAAACTCTATATAGCGATACAAATTTAACTTTTGTTTGTACGAATGATTTTTACGAAAGAAAATTGTTTGATAAGTGGATGGAATCTATTCATCCCTCAGACACAAATAATTTAAGATTTCCAAAAGGAGTTCAATCTAGATATTTGACAAATATAAAAATCATTCAATACGATGATTTTATCAAACAAATATTTGCAGTTGAATTGCTTGATGCCTTTCCAGCAGGCATAGCACCACAAACATTAAGTTGGTCTGATGATGGTTTTCATAGACTAACAATACAATTTGCATATCAGAGATATAGAGTTCTTTATGATGGAAATTATGATTTGGGTGCGGCAGCGACAGCACTTTTCGGAACTGCCGGCGCAAGACTTTTACCATTTTCTTTATAATTAAATTAAAAAATCGAAAGCGAGGATATAATGCTACCTAAGATAGATGTACCAATACATGAAATTAAATTAATTTCGACTGGAAAAACAATTAGATTCAGACCATTTCTTGTTAAAGAACAAAAGTTGTTTCTGATGGCTGCTGAATCTGAAGATGAAAAAGAAACTATAAACGTCATACGTCAAGTTTTAAAAAATTGTATTTTAGATGAAATAGATGTTGATAATTTGCCAACTTTTGATTTAGAATATATCTTCATGAATCTAAGAGCAAAGTCGGTTGAAGAAGTTGTTGAATTGAAGTATAAATGCAACAACAATGTAAAAGATTCTGATGGAAACGATAAAAAGTGTGGTGGTTCTGTAGATTTTAAAGTAAATCTACTTGATATAAAACCAACCATACACGAAAATCATACAAATAAAATAAATCTAACCGATAATTTAGGTGTTTGTATGAAATATCCAACCTTTGAAATGCTTCAAAAATATGAATCTATGACCGAAGATGAAATTATGATTAACATATTGATGGATTGCATGGATTACATATATGATAAAGAAAGTGTTTACTATATTAAAGATGCAACTAAAGAAGAATTAAATGATTTTGTTGATAATTTACAACAATCACATTTAGAAAAAATTAGAACATTTTTCGATACGTTACCTGAAATAAAACAAGACGTACATTTTGCTTGTCCAAAATGTGGTTATGAAGAAGATATTACCATAAAAGGACTACAAAATTTTTTCGTTTAACTTTTCGTTATGATACATTGAAAAACTATTATGAAACAAATTTTGCTATGGTGCAACACCACAAATACAGTTTGTCAGAACTGGAAAATATGTTGCCGTGGGAAAGAAACATATATGTAAGTTTATTGATTAATTATTTGAAAGAAGAAAAAGAAAGATTAGAATTACAAAAACAAACTAGAAAACGATAATGTCAATAATTTCAAAATATATCTCACAACTAGAAAGCGGAAAAGGATTTGTTTCTGCTGCTGCCGCTGCTGGAAAATCTTCGGTTAAGTCTGCGAAAAAACAATTATCCAAAAAAGAAATATTGGAAAATATGTTTTCTGGAGATGATATATTTTCAGCATTCATCAGAGGTAAATTAGGTGTAAAAAGCAAAAAAACAAAAGGTAAAACTCCAACATCATTAAGAGAAAGTGTTGATGTTGGTGGTATTTCTGCTGATGGTATAACTTTTTTAAAAATGATTGCTAAAAATTCTATTGTCTTGCCTGGTATGGCAAGAGATATGAATGTTTTACGACAAAACGTTGTAAAATTGGTAAAATTAAAGGATAAAAAATCAGCAGTCACCAAAGCAGATGATTTTTTTGTGGGTGAGGAAAAAAGAGAAAGTATTTTAGAAAGCGGTAGAAAAAAACAAAAAACACCAATCGAAGAAAAAACAACAACAAAAGAAGAAAGTGGTGGTAGTGGATTACTTGGTGGTATACTTTCATTTTTTAGTAAAGGATTTATAGAAGCCTTCAAATCACTTTTTTCTCTCAAAAATATAATAGGAATATTTAAGAAAGTTTTTCTACCAGTCGTTATAATAGGAACATTGTTTAGTGGTATAAAAGATGGATGGAAAAAATATAAAGAAACGGGGAATATAGGTGAAGCTATCATTTCTGGTCTTGGTGGAGCATTAGAATTTTTAACATTTGGTATTTTTGGTGAAGATACTTTAAAAAGTTTATGGGATTCGATAAGCAATTTTTTATCACCAATAACAGATACAATATCAAACATTTTTAATGAATTAAAAAGTTCTTTTTTGAGTTTAATTGGTGTTGACACTGCCACAAAAGAAAAATCTAAAGATGTAAAACAAAAATCTTCAAAAAGTGCAAAAACAACAAAACCTGTTATACCAGACACAAAAAAGTATGCGGCCGCACCTGGGAAATCTGCAACAGAAACATCACCAACACAAACACAAAAAACAGAATCATCTTCAATAGTAGAAAAACATAAAAAAGAAGCACAATCTTTTTCTGTCGGTAGTGCAGAAGATGCACAAAGTATATCTGACGAAATATCATTTTTGAAACAAAAAAGAGATTATTATTCATACACACCAGATGAAAGTGGTGAAAATCAAAAAATAGCTTCGATATACGATGAAAGAATTAATGAACTAACAAATCTTAAAAACAACAAAGAGAAAACACCAACAGCCACAGTTGCAAAAAGTCAGTCTGCTTCTACAGCCATGGGTGTCGGTGGTGTTGCATCACAGGGTTCATCATCAGGCGGTTCAAGCACACCATCAGTATCGGGTGGAAGCTCTGCCCCATCTGGGTCTGAATTATCAACAACATCTTCACAAATAGCAGAAGGTCAAAGAATGGAATCTGCGGCAGATGCTGGAAGTGTTATTAATTCACCAGTTAATAACAACAATTCTTCAACGACAGATCAACAAATAACTGCGATAGGTGATGTATATAATACGGACTTTCTCAATTTATTGGCTTTAACATAAGATGGCAAAATTAACAGAAAAATTTAAAAATTCTATTAGAAGTGGTGTTTTTGGTTCAAAAACAGAAACAAACACTTCCCCCGCCAAGGAAAATACTAATGCTGTAATTAGAATTATAAGCAAAAATTTCATTATGTTACCTGGTATAGCTAGGGATTTAAATGTAACAAAAAGAAATATTCAGAAATTGGTTGAACTAGAAGGTGGTAAACCATCATTAGGTCCTGATGCACACTTTTTGAAGGAAGAAGAAAGAGAAGCCAAATTAGAAGTTGAATTGGAAAAAGCAAGACCAACTCCAATAAAAAAATCATCTACAAAAATACAAAAGTTAAAAGAAAAATTTTCAAGTGGTAATATTTTACAAAGTCTTAAAAAATTTATACAATTGGGAATTTTATTTACGTTTATTTCATATAATTTTGGCGAGGCAATTAAAGATTGGTCTAAAGGTTTGTGGGAATCAATAAAACAAAATTTTGATGATTTTGTACTCGACATTAGAGAATGGTTTAATGAAATAGTACAACCAATTATAGATGAGGTGAAAAATTTTGTTGAAGATTGGATAATAAGACCCATTTCTGGATTTTTTGAAAAATTAGGTAGCTTCGTAAAAAGTTATTTTGAGTTTTGGCATGGTTTAATTACAGAACCAATAGAAACTATGAAACAAACTTGGGAAAAATTTATGTCTTTAGTATCAGCAGTTAAAGATAAATTTTTCGAATTAAAAGACAAACTTGTTGGATTTTTTGGTATATCAGAAACAAAAGAAGAAAAACAAGCTAGATTAGCTAGAGAAACAAAAAGAGCAGAAGTTAAGAAACAAGAACAACTTGCCAAAAAAGCAAAAGATGAAGTCGAAGAAAAAAGAATAAGGGAAAGAGCAGAAAAACAAAAACAAGAAAGAGAAAAAACAAAACAACAAATTCAACAAGAAAGGGCAGGCATCGGTGCAGCACCAACACCAGTTGCGACCGAAGCACCAAAAACTAAAGTTTCACCAGCGGAAACAAAATCAGCTAAGATTGGTTCAGAAACTGGTAAACAAGCAATGTTGAATGAAATGAACAATGCTAAAATTACAGATCCGGCCGCCAGAGCATCAATAATGGCTCAAGTTGGACATGAATCTGGGAATTTTACTAGATTGAGTGAAAATTTAAACTACAAATCGACAACTTTGATGAAGTTGTTTCCTAAAAAATTTGCTGGTGCTGAAGATGCACAACAAGTAGCATCTGGTGGACCAGTAAAGGTTGCAGAAAGAATATATGGTGGTAGAATGGGTAATGCACCAGAAGGTTCTGGTGAAGGATTTGAATATAGAGGAAGAGGTTTTATTCAATTAACAGGAAAACAAAATTATACTAGATTTGGTTATGCAAGCAATCCAGACGAATTAACAAATCCAAGAAGTGCAGCCGAAAGTGCTATCAAATATATGATGGGATACAAAGGTGATTGGTCAAACATAAAAGCAGTAACAAAATTTGTCAATGGTGGTTATATTGGGTTAGAAGATAGAGCAAAACATTTTCAAGAATATTTAAATGATCCATTAATCACAAACGTTGGTGCGTCTACCACATCTGCAAGTGGCAGTTCAGTTTCTAGTTCTTCTGCTGCATTAGCATCAAATCAAAGACAACAAGCCAAATCACAAACACCAGTTGTTATTAATGCTCCAGTAACTAATAACAACGTAGTAAACACAACTAAAGTTGCAGGCACACAAAAATCTGATACTGGTCAAAAAGTTGTATTCAGATCAGTATAAAAAACCCCGCCAAAGCGGGGTTTAATTTTAGAACATTAGTCTTGTTCTGCTAGTGAATTGAAGAAATCAAAATCTTCATCATCACTTGTCGTTCTGTTCATCTTCAAACTACTAAGATCAGCTTCTTCTTCAAAGCCCGAAGAAATCACATCATCAGTTGCTTTGGTATGAGAAGAAACTGCACCTTGGAAACCAAGAACTTTATCAAGTCTGGCTTTCAGTTGGTCATAAGATTTGAATTGTTTGTTTTCGGTGAATTCCAACAGGGAATATTCTTTCTTCCAAAGTTCTTCAAGTTTTGCATCATCACCATCAAACAGTGGAGATGCATCTGCAAATTCACTCTTATCATAGTTACGATAACCTTCAACGTTGCGAATTTTAAGTTTAAAGTTTGCACCTTCCCACAAGTCAAAAGGATTAACTGGAGTTTCATCTGCAAATTCTGGATTCATTGCTTCAGAAATCTTATCAAAAATTTTCTTGCCAAACTTAAACAACTTTACTTGACCTTCGTTAGAAGGATTGCTTGGATCAGAAACAACCAAAATGTTTGCAACATAAGACAATTTACGCTTTTGTTTACGAGCAATATCTTTGTTTGCTTCGATGCCAGAATTCCAAAGAGTGCTGTTGTGTTCACAAATAGGGCATTTTCCATTGAGTGTAGTTAGACAGTTATCAATGAGCCAACCGCCTGGTCCCTGAAATCCGTGAGAGAAAACACGAACCCAAGGTAGTGCATCATCACCATCAACAGCGGGTGCTGGAAGAAAACGAATAATTGCCATTCCGTTACCAGCTTTATCTACGCTTGGTTGCCAGAATCGATTATCGTCTTTAGAGCCTGCTTCTGAAGATTGGTTTGTTGATTCAATCGCTTTAGTAAGTTTTTCGAAACTGGAACGATTGCGCTTGAGATTTGCAAATGAATTCATATATATTTTCCTTTGTATAGCGTTGTATTAACGATTTGTCCACATGATACATAATATCATAGTATTTAGTGAATTTCCATTAAAGATTTTATTTTTTCGATGGTAACATTCACGTCTTTGTGAAGAATACCATGACCGCCTGCGCGATTAAATACCTGAATAACATCTTCAGTGTCATCCACTAAAATGGTTTGTGGTGTTGCATAATTTGCTTTTAGTTTACGACCAGAGACTACATTTGCAAAATAAGGAATATTTTTTGCAACTAGCCAATAAACTTTTTGTGCAGCTACCTTTTCGTGATATTTCTGCCCACCACTAGAAGTCAACATTTCTACCTGTACAGGTAAAGTAGAAATAAACTTCAATAATTCTTGCCCGCCTGGATACCAATCCAGATATTTAAATTGTTCTGTTTCAATAAATTCTTTCCAATTAGGATTGAATTCTTTTTGGTCTCTAGCTTCAAGAGGTGTTTTACCAAACATTTCGGTATAACGCCTTTCAAAATCAGCTACGACACCATCCATATCAAGATATATTTTAGTGATCATTTATTTAAAACCTTTTTCAAAATCAATTTGTATTTTACAACATCATGAACCATAAAAGAGGTAAACTTTGTTATTTTATTTCTATATGTTGGCCATACAATTGTATCCGAAATGTTTTTGTCCCAAGTTGGAATAAAATTCAATATTTCAGACAACAAACAAACAGTTTCAAGATGAATGTCGTTTCTCATATATTTTTTCAATAGTATTGGATAATCACCATCTTTAACACGAATAACATCATTTGGATTTTCCACGTTTGAAAACAAATTAATACATTCATTTTCAAAAATATATGAAAGCGATTGAAAGACTTTTTGGTGTTTCAACAAATTGTTTTCTGCTTCATCTTGCAATAAACTTCCAACCCACGTTTTATCATTCTCCACAAAGTTACAAGCAATGAACATTATCAAATCATCACGATTCGTATGCTTTCTTGCCAATTTGTGGAAATGATATTTGTCTTTTCTATTCTCAAATGAAGTCAAACTGACATGTGTTTTTCCATTATATCGAAAGAAATCATAAGTTTGTGATGTGAAATGAAGTTTGATTGCCTGATACAAACAGAACACTTCATAACCAGTCATCATATTGGTAAACGCGCACCCTTTTCTTTCAACATATTATTGTCGATAGCATCGTTTTCAATTTTAGCTTTTAGATTCTGATTAATCAAAGTTGCTGCAACTTCTATTTCAAGCCCAGTTTGTTTACAATATTCAACGATAGCTTCGATGTAATTATAATCTGTTTTTGAAACCAGAGTATCAATTTCAATGGCAAATTTTGTCATTTCATCTTTTGTTGGCATACTATTCCCTATAGCTAGACAAAAAATTCAATTCGTCAATTGTCCATTTCCAAGAATCATTACAATCCATAGGTTGTCTTTCTTCGCTACTCTGAAATTGAGCATCTTCGTGATTTGATTCTTTTACCATTTCAATATGACCATGAAACATAAATCCACAACCCCTCATAAAATTCTCAAAGTGAAATAAAACGTCATCGTAAGTTTCACATTCGAATTTATAGGTATTGCTCATATCATACTGTGTATAATTCGTTTCGTCTGCAATAAAAATAAATTTCATTATTTCACCACCGTTTCATAGAGAGTTTCGAACTGTTCGTGTACAGCAACTTCTTCATCATAGTTTTGTTTGTGATAAACTTTAACCATTTTAGCAACAAGTTTTTTTGGTAGCTGAAGTTCTTTGCTAATAGCACCAACCGCTTCTTTAATGTATTCCTTTTCTGCGTCCATCCTCGTCATCGAATCTGAACACTCACGAATGATTTTCAAAAGTTTTTCCCTATCAGCAGGATTGGAAATTTGATTTACACCGATTTGCTGAATTGCCATAATATAATCTCCTATTTTATTTTACCAAAGCAACACTTTTTTCTTGTTTGGACGCTGCATATGCCACACAAATATTATCATTCAAATCTGCATATGAACACCTAACGGACAAAGGATCAATACCTTTAGAAATCGCAGTTTCTATATTTTGAGACATTAGATTTTTTTGATTAATATTATAATTCATGACTGCGTAAATGATGGACAGAATTATAGTAGAAACACACACTAAAAAAACAGCTTCAAGATTTTTCATACTTCTTCCCTTTTGTAAAAAATGTGACGACCAATAACATTTGTTTTAATCATGTTTTTGTTCCAATATGGATTTACATAATCGGCATGATAATATAAAGCACCTTTGGACGGGTCTTTCATATTTCTGTAGTTAAAATAAACGAATACTGCCAAATTTCTAACGTCATTATACAACGAATTTTCTGTCTTAGTCAAGACTTTATAGGTAGACAACGTTTTTAATTTTTCTACACACCACCAAGAAAATTGACAAACATTATTTTTTTGCTGTTTAACAACATGGCAAATTTTATCTGGGTATTTTTCAGAATTGGCTCTGTTTAAGGTAACAAATGCAACTGCAATTTGCCCAGTTCTTGGTTCATGAGCAGATTCAAAATAAATGTTATCTGCTAGACAATCAATTTCTTTTTTTGTCTCTTGAGACAGTGTTTCATAGCTTA